GGGGAAAACACTCCCGCCGAATTGACCCAACCGCAAGCCGGTAGCAACACGCTAGCCCATGTCGGAATCAACGTCCCGTCATAGGTGAGTTCGTGTGTAATTGTACACGTCCCCTGCATCCCCTCCGGTACTGATTCGAAGTAGTTGAAACCGCCTTGCCCTTCACGCCGCGTCATTGGTATGTTTGGCTGGATCGTGAAGTCGCGAGCGTTGTATACGCCCTCAGTTGCTCCTAGCGTTTCCGCTGTGCCGACGGTGGTTTCGATTGCTGCGGCAAATACGCTTCGTCTGCGAAGTAGTGGCATTGTGTTGGCTTTCTATGTCTTGACTAGGCCGCTAGCTCGCAGCACGTTTAATTTGATTCGCCGGTCCATTTGCTTTGCCAGTTCGGCTTCGATTTCTTTGACCTGTGGCCCTGACAATTCGTTTTTTGCGTACGCTCCGTAAGCTGACACGCCTTTGAGCTGCACGATCGGAAGCCGGGATTCTCCAACTCGCTTAAAAGCGTTACCCTTCCAACTCATTTTCATCACGCCAGGCTTTGGCCCTTGGAATGCTCCAGCAACGAACCCCCGTCCGCTTGACTTACTGATTCGGTAGCTGACTCCTTTGTTTGTCTGCCGTGCTCCAAAGTGCCGCAACCCGAGACGGGCTGTTTTTTTCAGTGATACCGTTGCGGATAAATGTGCCACCGTGGCCTTCGCTTTGATACTGATCGGCTTCTTCGCCTCAGCTGTTTTCATTGCGACAACTTGACGAATATCCCTTCCAATTTTTACTTTCGTTTTTTGCGATACTTGATTGATTGCACCGGCTAATTCTTTCGGGAATTGTTTTTTTGCTTTGCCTGCGGCCTCTCGCAGTTGCTTGATTTGCTTTGCGTTGATTTCGATTTGAAGCATTACGCCCTCACTGAATAGGGGTCGTTTTCAGCCGTGCGAAACGTGACAAAAAACCGGACCACAACGCCGGCTAATCCTCCTGTTTCCTCTGTGTATTCTTCAACTGGGCCGATTGTCGTGTTGACTGCCAACGCTCCCCACTGATGCCACAAGCTGGCGTCAGTTGCCGCTTTAACGATGTCCGCTGACATGCGGTTTTTGAACGTGTCAATCGCCGTCGTTGAATCGTCTGACGGCTTTACAATTCCGGCGACTATTACTTCTAAATCGTAAGCCTGTGCCGGCGGATTACCTGGACAACTCATCTCCTCATTCGGCGTGATCGTCCCTTGGTGAACGTGTACAACTAAATCTTTCGGCTGCCATGTCCCGATCCGTCTTGACCTGTACGCATTGGTGAACACCGCAGCCATTCGACTCCGCACCGTTGCCATGATTTGTTCTGATATTGGCTCGGTCATATCAACGCCAGACTTGTGACGCCAGAATCCTGAGACAACATCGTCATCAGGCTAAACGTTTGCGGTATAGTGTCGCCCACTTTCAGAACTAGTTCGATTTGATCCGTGCCGATATCAACCTCGTTAGATGCAATGCCTGACCGGCAGGAATTGTGAACGCGAAGCATCAATGTCGGCAGTACAGCATTGCCAGACGCATTAAACACAGCTGGTGGGTTGCGTTCGATAATTGCGGAGATCGATCGCCGACCGCCATTTGCTGGCAGGTAGACGATCGTTTCTCCGAATTGATCCAGCAGTACCGGAAAGCCGGTCGCTGTGAAATATGCGTCGAACAGTGTCATCGCAAAACCTAAGTTGTGATGTTGCTAAGCAAGTGGCCAGCTTGTGGATAGAGAACAATCTCATCCACATCGTGACGGACGCGAGTAATGTTTGAGCGAACGTTTTCATCGCGATAGGTCTCGACCGTGCCGCCAATAGAACTTCCGTCGTCCGACCAGTGAAACGTGCGACCGATGCAAGGTTCACGAAAATCTCCACCCGTGGCGATTTTACAAACCATAGCGTACTCACCAGACCAAATCTGGCCAGGTGTTGCCGACTGCCCTTCCGTGGCTGTGTTTTTTGAAGCGCCTGCAACAATGATTCGATCGAGATCAAATGCCTGAGCCAACATCTCAACCGTCACATCGCTGGCCTTGCTGGCATTGCCCGCACCGGCAGAATTGATGCGGTCAATAATCTGAGCACAATTGCGAAGGTTACGAAAGACTTTGCGATTGATAACCAGAGCGTTTGCCCATAGCCCGCTGTTGTCGTAGATTTTTTGCAACGCAGCCTCTACGTCTGTCAGTGGCACGGCGTTTACTGTGTCGTCCCACTCATTCGTGATGGCCGTGGTTAGGCTGCTGCCTGTCCATGTGCCAGTGTTGAACACCGCGTCAGCTACTCGCTGTTCCGCATTTCGCAGAACGGCAGAATATGCCCGAAGCGAAGCGATTTGTTCCGCGTCGAAATACTCGGCGTACATCTTGGCTTCTCGATCGTCGACCGGTTCTTCCGCTCCGTTTTCGAGACAGGAATAAGTTGCCGTGTCGAAGGTAAAGTTCCCGCGAGCGTAACCGCTGCCGGGTGCTCGCTTGGTGTCCCGTGATTGAAGCAATTGCTCAATCGGGATCTTGCCGAACGTGCCCGCTTGGCTGGCTACGTCGATCACCGGAAACACTTCATCAGCGATGAATCCGGCTTGATCCATCGCTAGATCAAACTCAATAAATGATTCCGCTAGGTCAGGTCGCTGTGTTGCGAGACTGCTGGTAGGGCTTGGCATTGCATTTCTTTCTTCCCGATGCAACGCTTGAAATTAATATGTAAAAGTTACCCGGTATTGGTGGCCACCGCCACCGGGCAACGCATCGGGCTTCGTTATGAGACTGCGGTTTCGCCCACCAGCGGCATGATTTCAATCACATCGCCATCCGTTGCTGCGGCCTCTTTTGCAATACCGAGCGGATACGCTGTGGATGCAGATGCACCAACTTTGCCGCCGGCTGCTGAATACACAATTGCATCTGCCGAGATTGCGCCGGACGCAACAACTTTGATTGTTCCCTGCTTGTTATGCAGGACTACATCGACCACGTCGCCAGAAACCCCGGCCCGTGTCGCGTGACCAACGCCGCGTTCTGCGATGCCGCAGAGTTCCCCGGCAAAGTTTGTCCGCAGGTATAAACCAACCGTTTCGGTCAGCGTGACGGCCACATGGCCACTGTCGTTGAATTGTGACATATCTTTCGTTCCTTATGTGTAAGATGAATCGACGCGGCTTGACTAGCCGTTAACTTCGTCCAACATTGCCTGTCGAAGTCCGGGATTATGTTTGTTGGCCAGTGCCACTGCCTTGGCTCGATTTCCATTTGTTCGTTCGCCAGCTTTTTCCACTGCGGAATTCCATCGCACTTTTGCGGAATGAGTGGATCCGCGACGAGACTGAGCAACGGGAGCAACACCTTTGCGTTTCGCAATCGGAGCCACTTCTTCTTCTTCTTCCGGGTCGCTTTCTTCAGCTTTGGCTTCCGGATCTTTTTCATCCTCCATAGCCTTGGCTTTGAACAACTCCAGTTCTTCAGCGAGTGCGGAAACCTGAGCTTTCAAGTCTTCGTTTTCGCTCATCATTTCTTCAGCGGCGGCGGAAGCGACTGATGCCATTGGTAGGCATCGGCGAATACAGGACAGCACAAACTTTTCGCTGGCCTTCGGATATGCCTTTTCGATCTCATTGACCGTAGCGGCAACAGGTACTGACTCAGACATTATTTTGCCTTTCTTGGAGTCGGTGTCACCGCTTGAGCCTGCCCCGAATAGGGCGGAAACGACTCCATGCGGCATTGAATCAAGTTTCGCGAACACTCGCCCGATGATCGGCGTCGATGTCATGCGATCGGCAAAGCCAGCCGCCACAACTTCCCGAGCGTTCAAATAGCTTTCAGATTTTAGGATACTTTTTACTTCGTCGATTGACTTGCCGGATTTCTTAGCGTAGGCGTCGATCATGTTACCTTTCAACTTTGCGAGGAACTCAGCTTTTGCAGCCAATTCCTCGTCGTCACCCTCCGCACCCATGTAGGGATTATGCAACATCATGTAACCGTTCGGAGCGATCTCGATTTCATCGAATGCCATCGGGATGAATGACGCGATTGAGTAGGCTGCCGATTCAATCACCGCTCGTTTCGGGCCCGCGTAAGCTGCAACCAAATCGTAGATCCGAAACCCCTCGACGACGGACCCGCCTTCACTGTGGATCTTCACTTCGATTTCGCTGCCATCGGTCGGCAGTTGAGCCGCAAACCAGTTTGAGCTGATTTCCCCTTTGGCTGTTCCGATAACGCCGTCTAGCCTGATTGTTTTCATGTGGTTGCTTTCGGTTTGCGACTGCGTGCGACCGGCGCGGACGGTTCCGGCGTTTTCTCTTCGGTCTGTTGCGGATCTTGCATCGACATTGTCATACCCTCTGGCATCGGCAACGCGATAAGATCCCGCCATGTGAGCTTCGGCCCTTTCGGGAACGCGGCGTTGATTTTCTCAGCCTGTGCCGTCGCTCGCTCGATTGCATAAGCGTTGTCGGCAATACACTCTTCGCTGATTTCTTCCCAGTCTTTACCGCGTGCCGCATGCAATCGCCTCGGTGATGTCAGTGCGTTTTTCAGCTGCATCGCGTCGCCTTCGGCATCGGCTACCGGCTCGATGTAACTCCATGTCGGCATGTTCCAGTTGTGTCGCAGTATATTGATACCCGAGCGATCCCGTGCTTTTTTCAGCGACGGATCTGATTCGATTTCGTTATGCAACCACCACAAATAGGCCGGCCGATTCAAGCGACGAACTAGGTTGACTTGATCGGCAACGAATCCTTTACGGGCCTCGTCGACAGCTCCACGCCAACCGCTGAAATTAGTTTCACTGCCGTCCATTAAAACAAGACACAACGGCAAACCAAAGTTGACACCGATGATTTGTAGGATGAGTTTGACTTGCTGAAAGTACTCGCTGTTCGGCACGTTGGGGCTGAAGCCTGTCAACTCTTCGCCAGGGCTGCCGGTGATCTCCATGCCTGGTGATACGCCCTCAATCTGACGTGTCCCGGCTGTCGTTGTTTCGGATGATGAATTGCCGTAGCTGTCGATGCTCGGTGTCGCATCACTGCCGGCCGCGATCTTACGGAATACAGCAAAGCATGAAACCACTTGCTGCTGAACGAGTTTTGCAAAATTAATGTCTTCCAGCATTCCTGAATAGGAAAACACCGGAGCCAACTGGGTTACACCCCGCGTCATGTTCACCCGTTTCGGGTTGTAGACGTGGAACAGTTGACGCACGTTCTGATCGTTACGAACGTAAATAGGGGTTGACTCGCCCTTCGTGCCGAATGCGTCCAACTCTTCTTGAACGTGATACTGGATCCGGCGTTTGAATCGGTCTGTGGTGACGCCAAGGAATGTATCAGTGACTTTTCCCTTCACTTGGATCGCGTGTGATTCGATCATTTGGAACGGGCCGTCTTCAGTGCCCGTCACGATGATGTCGCCGTCGATTGATTCAGACCGGACGCATTGCCGCTCGATTTCTTTCCACGTCATTTCGCCCGCGATGTCACAACGGTCGGGATCTTCAGCGAAGTCCTCCCATCGCTGCCATAGATCCAGATCCAACTTCTTGTCGCCGGTTTTGGGATCGAGAGTGAAACCGCTCTGTACGATATTATCTACGCGACGATCGGCAAGGATTCCGACAAGTCCGTCATTGCGGTCCATGTCGCGGGCTTGCTCTATGTCGCGATAGTATTGGGCCTCGGTGCGGTAATGATAATCCGGCCCGCTGCCCTGTGGAGCCACGCCGGTGCGCCGACGAATGAACCTGCTTTGCCGACTCATGTCGTAGTCGGCTCGGATCTCGGCGAATGTTGCCTGAAGCGTTTGGTTCTTAGCCACGAAAGTTCCTCGCTGAAAGGAATTTCACGCTTCCTGCTGTGCCCGTTGCGTTAGCCGCGATGTAATTCTGGGCACGTTTCAGCATCGACTCGACAAATGTTTTGCCGATCGATAGCGAACTGCCCTGATTGCTCGCAGAATCAGGCCGCAGAATCAACCATCGATTCGCCGCCGTCACGAACAAACGAGCACGCGACACGCTGGCAACTTCTTCGAAGTCGGCGTACGTCAGAAGATCGGTTTCGATGTCGGCGATGGCAAACGTCATGCAGGTGAAAATACCAACATGCGGCCGCGTGTCTATATGTAGCGGGTTTTCGGATTACCCGACGAAAAAAGGGCGACTGAGTTTCCTCAGCCGCCCTTGCCTTGCACCGTTGGTGCCCTTGCCTTGCCCAGCCGTGCCATGCCAGGCCTAGCCTGGCCCTGCCGCAAATCGCGGATACGCCACCTGCACCATTGGTGCCCTTGCCCTGCCGAGCCATGCCTTGCCGAGCCGCGCCGAGCCACGCCCGGCCAAGTCTTGAATTATCGAATCTTTATTTCCTCGGCGATGCGTCTCGCCCGATCAATCAGTGCCTGCCGATCGTTCGGGATTTTGCCGCGAGTTGTGTTGGTGACTTTGTTAGTCGCCGTCCTCGCTGCTCGGCTGT